GATTCTTTCTTTTTCCGATGGATGTTCTTGTGGTGATGGAACAATATATAGAGCTAGCGGCTTTAAACTTGTAGGAATAAAGGAAAATAATGGCCTTTTTAATTACAATGGTGAAAATATACATGGGAAAGTATTGTGGGACAGGGGGATTTCAAAAGCTTGGTGTATATCTGATAGAGAATTGGTAGAGATAAATAAAAAAGAGAATCAAAGTATAGCAAGAGTTTTAGGATATCAATTAAAGTACATCTACCTAATAGACAAAACCTGTAAAATAACAGTTCCGATACTCCCATTCAGCGAAATAGACAAACAAGGAGCTGGGATGTATAAAGGAGAAAAAATAACTTTAGAGGAAAGAAGAGAAAAGAGCGTGTAGATAGTTGTAAACTTCATCTTTAAGCTGGAATGCTTAACGCTTTTTATTTAAGCTATACACGCATTTACAAATGCAAATATAAGAATAAAATATCAATAAACAAAAATGGCATACGATAAAAAGAAAATATATCTACAAGCGCAAGAACAAATAAAGAAACATAATCTTTTTTTTATTGAGGATATTGTGGCTTTTATCCCTTGCGACAAAACAACTTTTTATAAATTTTTTCCCGTAGAATCCAACGAACTGAACGCCTTAAAAGAGCTTTTAAGCGAAAATAAAATAAAAACTAAGTCAAGCATAAGAAGTAAACTTTATAAGGGTAGAGAAACGGGCTTATTGGCTTTATACAAGTTGATCGGTACTGATGAAGAGCGTAAAAAGCTATCGCAAGTTTATCAAGATGTAACAACAAACGGTAAGGATATTAAACCAACAGAGATTGTTGTACAGAGTGAAAAGGCAAAAGAGAATATTAAAAAGTTAATGAATGGTAACGACTAATGTTTTTGAAAATAATTTAGAAGCTTACTCTAATAAAGAGCCTTTAATAATTAATCAAGGTGGAACGTCTTCAAGTAAGACGTTTTCTGTTTTACAATTGCTTTACTTAATAGCTTTATACTCAAAAACAAAAATAGTTATTAGCGTAGTTTCTTATGCTTTGCCACATTTGAAGTATGGTGCAATAAGAGATTTTGAAAATATATTAATTAGCGAGGGTGTTATTGTTGATGAAATAAAAAACAAAACAGATTTATATTATAAAGTTGGTAAGTCAATAATTGAGTTTTTTAGCGCTGACAATTTAGGTAAGGTCCACGGACCAAGAAGAGATATTTTATATTTGAACGAATGCAATTATTTAAAGTTTGACATATACACTCAATTAACGATAAGGACCAAGGGAACCGTATTTTTAGATTATAACCCTACAAGAGAGTTTTGGGTTCACACTGATGTGATACCGAACGAAAACCACCACTTTATAAAATCCACCTACTTAGATAATCAAATGCTTTCGGATAATATCATTTCTAAGATTGAGGCCCGCAAGCATAACGAGAATTGGTGGCGTGTTTATGGTTTAGGTGAAGTTGGAAGGCTTGAAGGTGCAATATTGCAAAATTGGTCCTATGGTGAGTTTGATGAAACTTTACCTTTTGGCTATGGAATGGACTTCGGGGTTAAGGATCCTGATGCAGTCGTTAAGTGTGCAGTTGATAAAAAGAATAAAATTATCTATTGGAAGGAAGAGTTGTATAAAAATTCACTTTCAACCAATGACTTGTATAATGCTGTTAATAATTTCTATATTCAAAATAAACTAATCATTGCGGAGAGTGCTGGTCCAAGAACAATAATGGACCTGAAGAGTAAAGGCATTAATATAAAAGCAGTATCAAAAAGTAAGATTGTAGACGACATTAAGGCCCTAATGGACTATCAAATAATAATAACAGAAGATAGTCACAACTTAGCAAAAGAGCTAAACAACTGGGTCTGGTTGGATAAAAAAGGGGAAGTCCCGCTTGATGACTATAATCATTTAATTGATGCAGCTAGATATTGTACTAAAACTATGATAAGGGTTAAAAGGGGCAATGTAGGATTCTCAAAAGTTTACTAAAATGAAAATAAAAGATATTTCTTTTTTTGATTATACTAAATTGGAAGGTGAAGAACGTGAACACTACGATTTTGCGATAAAATACGGCAACATGAAAAGCTTTGATTTGTTTCAAATCGGAAACTTTCTTGAATGTACGTTTGGTTTTGTTAAAGAATTTCAGTACATCTTAAATTCAAGGGATGAGAAAGGAAACTCTTTATTTACATTTGAAAAGTATATCGAGCTGGTTATTGATAACGTACCTTTAAAACCTCAAAAACTTAATTTTAAAGCTCGTATTCGCAAATTTATCGTAAAAATACTGAATAAGGAAGCAGAAAAGAAAACTATAATTGCCTCAATGTCGATTTTTGATTTGATAAAAAGCTATAATTATGCAGTTGAGCAGCTATTTGCTATAAATAATATTGAGAATGCTAATTTAAGTCACGACCCAACGCCCGAAGAAAAGCAGGCGGGGATTGGTTTATTTCAAGATATGGGTAATTTTATACAACAACACAAGCTTTCTAAGTTCTTTAATTGTTCGTTTGATGAGGTCGAAAGCAAGCCTTATAACGTTTGCTTTGTTGCCTTAAAATATGATTGTGATTTTGCTCAGTATCAAAGAGAGATTAATCGGATTAGAAGTAATGAGTAAAACGGCTACAAGTAAGATAATTGCAGCCGTTTTGAAAATTAATTTAAGTAAATTTCTGTTATTCACAATTCTATCCTCCCCCCAAGTGCCATGTTTTTTTATCACAAACATTTCTTGGAGCAGAACCAACCCATTCAGAACCATCATAAACAACAGGAAAATACACGTATTTTTCACCCCATGCAGTAAAAGCAACACCTTCACTTGTCCCGTACCCGCTATCAAACTCCCTTACCAACTCTCCATCTGTTAGTGTTGTTTCTATTTTTGAAAAGTCATCCCCATTACTTTTAAACTCTTGAATTAACATTTCTTTCCAATTTGCCATTTTTCTAATTGTTTAAGATTAACATTATTTTGATAAGCTAATGAAATATGAGAAAGTGCATAATATTTGTTTTAACCCAATTTCATTTACAAAGCACAAATATACAAAACCTCAACAAATTATCATATGTTTTATAGCATGTTATGTTTTTAAACATTTTTTCACTAACTTTGCAATATGGAACAATTTGATATAATTAATGAGCTAAGGACATACGCAACAGAACAAGGTTGGAAGTTTATCTATGCTTTAGATGAGTTTGAGACTAATGAAGTTATAATGCAAGATTTAGACTTGAATGAACATGTGTTAGTTGCTGGATTTAACTATACGCCCACGATAAAAAACAGACGTATAACAGAAATCAATTACACTGGCTTAATGTCATTAGGGCGCAAGTTTGACGCTGACGGACAAGCCGCAATGTTAGACGAAACTCAAGAACAGAAACATGATAGGCGATTGAAAGAGTTGGTGCAAATGCTAAGTGTTTGTATTGCCGAAATGGGATGTAGGGGAAATATGACAGCCGAAAGCGGTTTGATACAACCCGACCCTGACAAATTTGATGAGAATATTGATTTTGCTACAGCTAACACTGTTTCGTTTATACAGTAATATTATGGCTGAAACTTTAAAAGAAACGTTTAAGGATTGGTTGGATAAAGCTCGAAGGGGACTTGTTGAAAGCTATATTTCAAAAGGTCTTAAGGCTTCGGGTGACTGGGAAGAATCACTAGAACAGTTTTATTCAAAAGAGGGTAGTAAGTTTGTATTTGGAATAAAGGCTAATAATTATTCTGAATACATGCAGAACGGTCGGCGTAAAAACAAAAAACAAGGACATGAGAACCTTGTTAAGTGGGCTTACTGGGCTACAAATGAAGAGTTTTCGACTGGTGGGTTTATATCCAAATGGGCTAGAGTTAAAGGCTTATCAGGTAATCCTTTCGGGATTGCTTATAATATCGCAAAAAAAGGAATAAAAGTCCCCAACACCCACAACGTCGGCGGATTAGTTACCGATGTTGTGAATGATGAGAGTATTAAAGAGCTTTCTGATTCTCTTACTTTGTTTTTTGTTGACAAGATGAGAAGCGACTTAAGAAAGGTTTTTGATTAGTTTTTCGTTTATATCCATTGAGATAAAGAAAGCAAATGTCTTCAAAATCGTTCTTTTGTCTTTGTAGTTCTCTTTCAAATAGCTTAATGTCATGCTCTAACATTGCGGCTATCTCGTAACCATTCCATACTATTTGTGATAAATCTATTGCTTCCATAATCCTATTCCTTTTCACGCCCTCGAACCTTTAAACCCTGTTCGTACATGGCTAACATTAATAAGTCGTTTTCGTCTGTAAGCTTTCTGTTTTCAAGCTGAAGCTTATTATTTTTTTCTTCAAGGGATTTAAATTCCCTCTTTGCTTTTTCTATTTCTTCAAGAGCAAGCTTCGTTTTATTTTTATAAGAATTACTCGAAAGTACTATATAGTGAATTAGGAGTAATAACATTGCTAATACTGGTAATAATTCCATAATTATATTTATTTAGTTAAATGAAAAGGAAAGCGGTGGCTTATTGCATTCGTCCACCTCGTCCACGTTACAGGTCACTGATGCCTCTATCTGTATTGTGGCTTCCGCTTGCCTTCCTTATTATTATATCCCACAAAAATAAGCAATAAAACAACCATTCTACTAAAATTTCCTATGCTATGCAACATATTATTAATATTTTTCGTAAATTTGTAAAAAATATTACATTATGGCAATTACTAGCATAACGATAATTCAGGATAACAAGTCGGGGGATTCTAATTTGGTGCCTATTCACTCACCAGTTACTTTTCTTTGCGAGGTTGAGTACGGTGGGGGCATTCCTCCTTCTTTTATTTATGTAGATGTGTTGGATAAAGATTTGAATTTACTTGATACTTTGCGCTGTTACAAGCAATCTGATCAAAGCAGTTCTTTATCTACATTTCAATTCAAGGCAAACGATAAAGTTAAATCATTAATGCCAAAGTTTGACGATTTTATTCAATCGAACAATACGCTTGTATTCGATGAAACTAGAACTTTGTTGTTGAATTTGAAATTTTACGATCCAGATGATGCTTTAATTAATGATTCTGTTTTGATTAATTTCGTAAATGCTGCTAATCAGTTTGGAGAAGAGCCTAATTTGCGAGATAGTTATTTTAATTTTCCAGAAACTTACTTTAACGAAGCAGCTAAGCCCTGTTATGCGTATTTTTTTAATCAGCAAACGAATACATTCATAACTGTAAAATTGATAGATGTTAACGGGAGTACAACTGTAATTTTCAACCAACAAATAAATGATGTTGGATTTTACAGGCTGAAAATAAACCCAAGCATTGACGCTGAAATAGAATTTTCAACAGATGGTGGCGAGTTTTACGCTTGTATTGAAGTTTTAGACAATTGCGAAGGTTTATATTTCAAATACTTAAACCATAAAGGCGGTTATAATTTTTATAATTTGAATGATTATTATAAAAAGATTGCTAAGGTTTCGGAAATTGGAAGTGTTGAAAAGAATTATTCAAACATACTGGATGCTCAAAGTGATAGAAGTAACATAGGTTACAATAATTCAGTACAGATACAAGGGACACAAGAGATCCCAAGTTCGCACCTTGAAACTCTAAAAGACTTATACGATAGTCCAAGAGCGTACTTAAAGATAGGTGACGGGGAGGAGAAAAAAGACTGGCTTGAAGTGAAAATTAAAGCAAGCGAAAATCTACACAGAAGGCGAAGGGACAATTTCGGCTTTATTGATTTTACGATAAGCCTACCAGAGCAATTCTCAATTAAAATGATTTAGATATGAGGCGTTTAGAAATTAACGGTACTGAAGTTGAGATTGACGAAAAGACGGCTATTGGGATCACGTTTAAGAGCTACAATGTTGAAAAGGTTGGTACTACAACAACCAGCGATTCCAACACATTCAGCGTGCCGATAACTAGTCATAACCTTGAGATTTTTGGAAACATTCAAGATCCTCAAAGCTTGTCAACTAAAGTTTATGAGGAAAATCTTTGTAATTACTGGGTAGGTAATGAGCAGCATTTAACAAATGCTAAAATATCTGTTAAGTCAATTACTAACAGGATTAATTTATATGCTGTTAATAAGTTGAGCTTTTGGGATGAGGCTAGAGTTTTATTATGGACTGATTTTATTTACGACCTGTTCATGTGGCTTCATTTAGAGAAAAATCTACCGTCGGAAGACAGTCCGTTTGTTGGCAGTTTTAGCGAATTTATCACCGACACAGGGGTGATAAATAATACTGAAGGAGTTTTGTTACCTTTATATGTTACTAATTTAGAAATAGAAAACGAAGCACCATATAATGAAATTCTTCTTAACGATTATGAAAATACTACAGGTGGACATTTTTGCATTTATGCTAAAACTATTTTCGAATATATAGAATATAGATTTGGCTTGAATTTTGGGGTTTCTGAAGTAGGCTTAAATGGTAATTTGTGGGACGACTTTATCGCTACATCTTTATTCATTCCAGTTAGAGAGTTGTTAGTAATAAGTATTCCAGATGGTTCTGAACATTACTTTAAGCAACCAGAGCCAACACAGTGGGCTACCGAATTTACTCCTTATGATTTAACTCACGCTAATGAAGATAAGACCCTTTTAGACTTCATTTCTGCATTTTTCCAACATTTAAACGTCTTAAAAGATGAAATATTTGTGGATGGTAAGAGCGTTATAAGGCTCTCTAGATTTGACGACTTAGAGGATAAAGCAGAAGTCGTTGATTATTCAGGTAATTTTGACTTTATAAAATCATTCACCCCGTCAATAAAAGGGTATGGTCAAGAGAATTATATTAAATTTGAATCTATTTACGAAAATGGAAGTAAATTCACGAACAGCAAAAAACTCACATCGCTGAATAAGAATATAGATGTTGAGAAGGATTTATTTACGATAGATGCCTACATAGGTAACGTATTAGAATCTAACCCATCTGATGTTTTAATAGATTTAAGTACAGAAGATTCTTTTAAAACATTTGAGTTTTTAATATCAGGGGGGTTGACTTCTGACTTGATTACTGTTTTTTCCAAACAAGATTCGACTAGTGACCCCGCCGTATTCAGTCCTTTTATAAACATAAGTTTTACGAATTTCGAGTCTAGTTCGGAAGGTAGCGATGTTTTCGGGGTTGCGAACGATAAAGACAATCTAGCTATATGTCAAAATAGATTGCTAAACATAGGAGCTACTAGCTTTATTCAGTTGAAGTGGGACGTTATTGAAGGGGGTGGCGATTTTTCTATGAAAATATTCGATGGGATAAGTTTATTAAAAACAGTCCCTATCTCGGCAGAGGAATTGGAATTTCAATTTACGGCAGCAGAAGGAGTACTTCCTATATTGTTAACTATTGAGCAAAATGTATTATCAATAACAAATAAGACTCTTGACATTAGAAATGTATCTGGCTTTATTTATAATAAAAACCCATTCGGGACTATATCTTCAAAACTAAAAAAAGCCGCCTTTTACGATCTCAATTCTGAATATAATTTACTTAATAGCGCTTTGCAATATCCACGATTTTACGAGGTGCAAAGGTGGATGACAAATGAGGATATACGAAAGTTGGAATTTTTCAAACTGTACTACTTTAGACAGTTGGGCGGTTCTTTTTTTATCAATTCGGTTAAAGGATTCAATC